TCTTTGATGAAATATAATTTCTCTGAAGAATGTAAAAATATTTTTAATGAAGCTATTTTACAAAAATATGGAGAATGTTACAATAAAAAAGAATTAAGTAAAATATTACTTTCTAATGTTAAATTTGTAGATTCTTTTGAAAAATGTAATACTCATTTGAAAAGAAATTCTGTTAAAGGGATAAATGCAAAAACTATAAATGATATTTGTTTAAGAGAGTTTGGATTAAATACTATTGATTATATGTCGAGTATTAATCCTGAAATAAAAAATAATAAAAAATTTCAAAAAGCACAATCTATTTCAAATGGGAAAATAATAAATCATAAGGTAGTTTCTGTGGTTGAATTAGATGAATTAGATGATGTATATTGCATGGAAGTGCTCGGTCCTAACGGTGAGCATGATAGGCATAATTTTGCTATTTGTTCAAGAGATGAACATGGAAATTATAGTAGGAATGGGGTTTTCGTGTCAAATTGTAAGTATGGTGATAATTTTGTATATTTGCAGATTGATGATGAAATGGGTATTGTCGGAACAAGACAATTAGCAAATATAGAGGTTGAAAGGGTCGAAGGTACTGCAAATACAAGAGGTAAGCCTTTATTAAAAAATGATGATGATGAAGTTATTTTCCGTTGGAAGTCTACAGATATCGCTGAATTCAAATATTGGCAGATTGCACACTTTAGGCTTCTTGTGGATGATAGAAGGCTACCTTATGGAGTTTCTGTTTTAGAGAAGGCGAGAAGAATATGGAAAAACTTGCTTCTTGTAGAAGATGCAATGAGAACTATTCGTTTATTGAGAGCAATAGACAGAAGAGTTTATTATGTGAATGTTGGTAACATTGACCCTAATGATGTTCAGGCTTATATTGAGGATATTGCAAGTAGATTCAAAAGAAAAAGGCATATTGACGAATATACAGGTCAAGAGGATTTGAAATATAATGTAATGGGTTATGACCAAGATTATTTCATTCCGATAAGAGATGCCAATGAAGGTACTAAAATTGAGACTTTAGCAGGAGCTTCTAATATTGACCAAATTGCAGATATTGAGTATGACTTAAATCAATTGTTTGCAGCTCTCGGTATTCCTAAACCATTTTTACAATATGATGCTGCTGCAGGTGAAGGTAAAAACTTGGCAATGGCTGATGTTAGATTCGCAAGAAAAATAAATCGTATTCAGCAGGCTGCACTTCAAGAATTGAATAAGATTGCAATGGTTCATTTAACTCTTTTAGGATTGGATGATGAATTGCATAATTTTGAATTGTCTTTGAATAATCCATCTGTTCAAGCAGAGGTTATGAGAACAGAACAATTTGCAGCTAAAATTAACTCATTTAAAGATGCAGTTGCAGATGCTTCAAATGGAATTTCTGCTTTATCTGTAACAATGGCTATGAAGCGAATTTTAGGTATGACTGATGATGAAGTTAAATTGAATCTTGAACAACAGTTTATGGAAAGAGTTGCTGCAGAAGAATTGAAAACTGCTGCGACAAAAGTTAAATCTTCAACATTATTTGATGGTATTTTGAAATTATATGGAATTGAAGCAACAGGTGAAGCCCCTGCAGCTCCAACAGGTGAAACTGTAAGCTCAGATATGGGCGGAGGTGGAGGAGGTGGAGGTAACTTCACTCCAACAGGAGCTTTGGAAATGGGTGGCGGAGGAGCTGATATGGGCGGAGGAGCTGAAGCAACAGCACCTGAAGCAACTGCACCTGAAGCAACTGCGCCTGAAGCAACAGCACCTGAAGCACCTCCTGCGGAAGAAGCTGCACCTGAAGCAACAGCGGAATCTTTTGTAAATCATAAGAAAGATAAATTAATCATGGAGAGTGATGATGAATTGGAAAGAATTTTAGAAATAATGAAAAAAATGAAATAAAACAGATATTTATAATAAAAAATAAGATGAAAAATTACGCACTCATAGTTCAAGGGTTTGAATCAATTTTGAAAGAGTCATATGAAAAAAATGACAAAAAAACCACTTCAACTATTCTAAACGAAATAAAATCCAATAAAGAATTGTCTAAGCTTTATGCAATTGTAGACAATTTGAAAAGAGGGAAAGTTGCTGAAGAAAACGTTGATAATTTCATAAATGAAAATATTGAATTTGCAAAACAAGTCAATTATTCTAAAATAAAATTTCCTTTCAATAATTCTATTAAATCTGATGAAGAAATTTACAATAGTATTGGTAAAATTCTTTTTGAAGGAAAAAATCCTTTCAATTTAATGGAATATAACGAAGCGTATGCTAATGTCCGTAATAATCTTTTAGAATCTAATATCAGACAAAAAAATCTAAAGAAAACTGTTCAAAAAATGAATGAAAGTTTGAAGAGTTTAGATGAAGCTGATAAGATTCTTGTAGAAGGATTTGTATCTACTCCAAAGAATGAAAGAGGTATGTTATTTGAAACTGCAAAAAGTACATGCATTACTTTGATTAACAAACATATTTCAAACTGTGAAGATGATAGTTCAAAGATAAAAATGTATGAAACGAAAGATGTTGTTTTTTCAATGAATTATAATGAAAGTAATTTTATCAATGATATGATAAGACTTCATAATTTCAACAAACAATTAGTATAAAAATAAAAAAATGGTAGGTGTGATTACAAGCAGTACAAGTGGATTTCATAAGAATATTTTATTTAATCTTTTGACTGAATTAGGTTATGTAGATATCGTAGATTTTCAAAAGAGAAATGGATTGACTGCCGATGGTTTATTTGGTATGATGTCTTATAACAAACTTTATAGCATTCTTTTGAAAGTTGAAGCAGTTGATTTTGAAGGACATTATATTAAAGTTGCACAACCAAAAAAACAAATTATTTGGCATCATAGTGCAGGTTGGGACAATGTGAGGGGAATGTTTGAGTGGTGGAAAAATGATAAAGTGTTTCATGTAGCTACTGCAATAGGTATAAACGATGAAGGAACAGTTTATCGTGGATTTGATGAATCTTTTTGGGCAGCTTCCATAGGTTGCACATCTGATATCTTTATTGCAAATGGTGTTCCTCTTAAATATGTAAATGGTAGAGTTGCTAATAATGTAGAATTAGACCAAGCTGCTGTAGCGGTAGAAGTTGGCAATTGGGGTTCTTTAACTTTCAAGGATGGCAAATATTATTCTTGGGCAAATGCGGTTGTTCCTGCAGAAAAAGTTATTGAATTAAATTACAAATATGTCAAATTTTATGAAGCTTATACTGATGCTGAAATTAAGACTTTGAAATATTGGACATTGCTGAATGCTATACGTTTCCAAATTCCTGTTGATTACAGTTATGATGATTTCTTCAAAGTGAGCAAAAAAGCTCTTTCAGGTCAGAAAGGGGTATTCACTCATAATTCATATCGTTCAGATAAAAGTGATGTAAGTCCTCAGCCAAAATTGATTAAAATGGCTGAATCAATGATTGAATATACAAAATAAATTTGGATAAAAGAAATTTTTATATATATTAATATAAAAAAATGTTATTCAGAAATATTACAGAATTATCCGATAATTGTTACAATTTAAAATTAGAAGCTTGGTTAACCCCAAAAGATAATATAGAAAGAGATTATAAGTCAATTGTAAAAAAGATTGAAAAGGATTTGAAACAATTGACTTATCAATTGAAATCAGGTTTAAGTATTGATGAATACATTATTGATTTGGATTTAAGGGTATCGGGAATAAGTTATGGCAAAAAGTCTTATATGAAATGTTACATAACTTTAATGAAAAAAGAAAAAGATATTGATACTGAATCGTATTTGAATTACTTAAATAACTATTTTGATTCAAATGAGATATTTGAAATGTCTCAGGATAAACGATAAATGAAGAAGCAATAAATGTTACAAACCGTAATATTTATTGTTTTTTTATTTTATTAGATATTTATTATAAAATAGTTAATGAAACCACTTTCTAAAGGCAAGACAGGTTATGGTCTTTTAATCGAATATGATGCAGGATTTATTAATCCAAGTGATAATACTCATTTCCTAAGAGAAATGAAAGAAAGCTCTGAAAAAGGGGTTTTTCGTACTAAGCTATATGGAGTAATGCAAAAATACGGTGTTGAAAATAAAAACGGTCGTATTTATCCTGAATCATTGCTTAAAAGAGAAGTTGAGAATTATATGAGACTTATAGAGATGGGCGCATCAGCAGGTCACACAGACCACCCTGATTCAGCAATCATTTCAATTAAAGAAGTCTCAATGAGAGTAACTAATCTTTGGTGGGAAGGAAGAAACTTGATGGGAGAGATTTATTTACCTATAACTAAGGGATATATTGAAACAGGAGTTATTTCTCATCCTGCAGATAAAATTGCTCATGATGTTATGCACGGATTTCAATATGGTGTTTCAAGTCGTGGCGTAGGAAGTTTAGAATCAAAGGGAGGCAAGAATATTGTTCAAGATGATTTTGAATTGATTTGTTGGGACTTTGTTACAACCCCAAGTACAAACGGTTCTTGGGTATTTTCAGATAAAAGTAAAGCAGAGCCTTTTAAAGAAAGTTTAGATGTAAAAGGTTATGATGTTGAAGCAGATTTTGATAGAGATAACAAAAAAGTTGATATGTGGGACTATATGTTAAAAGGAAGAAGTCAACAAAAAGTAAATAAGATAAATAACATTTTTAATAGTTTTCTTGATAAATTTTAGAAAATTATTATTTTTTTAAAATAACAAAATATTTATAATTAAAACAATAAAGCAATGTCAAAAAATTTATTAGAAGAATTGCTAATTCAAGCAGGCACGTTAAATGAGGAAACTGAAAAACGTGTTAATAAAAATCAAAAAGTCGTAATCGAAAATACTATGGCTTCGGCTGTTCGTAATTTTATTCAAGAAGCAGTAGGTGAAGAAGACCTTGAAGGTACTGAAGAAGACCTTGAAGGTACTGAAGATATTGAAGTTTATACTGAAGAAGAAGTAGATGCCGAAACAGGGGAAGCATTAGATTCTGAAGAAGAAGATTATTCTGATGAAGAAGATGAAGATTACGAAGATACTGAAGAAGAAGATTATTCTGATGAAGAGGAAGAAGATTATTCTGATGAAGAGGAAGAAGATTATTCTGATGAAGAGGAAGAAGATTATTCTGATGAAGAAGAGGAAGACTATTCTGATGAGGAAGAAGAAGATTATTCTGATGAAGAGGAAGATATGTATGGTAGTGAATACACAGCTGATGAAGATGAAGAAGAAGTCATGGATATGACTAATGCAGAAATCAATGATGTAATGAAGTTCATTGAGGATTCAGATGAAGATGTGGTTATTCAGGTAGTAAAACACCCAACATACGATGTTAAGGTTTCAGGTGGTTCAAAAAGAATGCCTAAAGGCATGGAATCTTCTATGGAGGATGAAGAAGATGTCGAACTCGAAATTGATGAAACTGTACTTATGGAAATGATGAAAGAATTGAAGAGTGAAATGAAAGGTATGAAGCCTATGAAAGAGATGAAAGGTATGAGAAAAGAGGAAATCAAAGACATTTATGAAGACGAATCAGAAGATTTCAGTGGAGATATTACTCTTGAAATCGAAGATTTGGATGAGGAAATGTCATTGGATGAAATGAATCTTTCACCTGTAGGACCTACTCGCATGAAAGATGATTCAGGTAAGGAATTTGAAGTGAAATCTATCGAAGAAAATCGTAGATTGAAAAATCAACTCAACAAATTGATTGCTGAAAACAAAAAATTGAAAATTAATGAAACAAAATCAATTGCAGCATTAAAATCAATGATTGAACAAACCAAACAAGTTGCTTTAGTAAACAGTAATCTCGCATACGTTTCAAGACTTTTCACTGAACATTCAACTACAAAACAAGAGAAAGTTGCTATTTTGAAACAATTTGATTCTGCTAAAACTCTGAAGGAATCAGAAATGACATACAAAATTTTGACTGAATCTTTAGTAAAAAGAACTCAAAAGAAAACTTTAAATGTAAACATTAATGAAGCTGTAGATTTTAACAAACAAAAAGTTGTAAAAGAAGAGAAAGCTTATGTGAATGACCCTGAGCAAGAAAAGATTTTACGATTGATGGATTATAAATCTAATCTTTAAAAGAAAAAAAAACACGTAAACAAAAAATTAAAATAAACAAAATGAGTATTATTTCTTCTAACAAACTTGGTAATATAACTACCAATAGAGAACGCTCGCTTCGTCAAGAAATTACTGAGCGTTATGAAAACGTTGGTCGAGTTATCAACGAAAGAGGTCAAGTCCTTAAAGAAGGTGTGAATTGGCTTGGTGGACTTAAAGGTCACGTAAAAGACAATATCGCTTTGCTTTTTGAAAATCAAGCGAAAGTATTGAATGAGCAAACTGATTCTAATTCAAGTGGTTCTTTTGAAACAGTTGCGTTTCCTATGATTCGCAGAATTTTCTCTAAATTGCTTGCAAACGATATCGTTTCTGTACAAGCAATGACACACCCTTCAGGAACATTGTTCTTCTACTATCCACAGATTTCTGATAGAGTTGTAACTGTTGACCCTATTACAGGTTTTGAAGTTCAAAGCCACACTTCACAGATTGCTAACTTGCCTGCATGTATCAGCGGTCACAACTGTTCTGATACCACTTTCACAGGTTGCAAATCTTTGTATGACCGTTTCTATGATGATGGAACATATGATTTTTCTAAAGGTAAATTCACAGTAGTAACTGCAACAGGTGAAGCTGTATCTTTGGATGTAAACGGTTGTTGGACAACTTATGCTCCTGCATTGGCAACTGATGGTTCACTTCGTCATGTTAAATTCGGTGTTACAGGTTTTGATAACAGCAATCTTTCTTCTTCTAAAGGTCACACTGCACGTTTAGGTGGTCGTGGCGGTAAAGGTCTTGAAATTGATAACCAAGAGTTTCTTGCTTCTTTCACTGTTATTTGGGCTAAAAACACTCCACTTACAGACCCTAATGGAAATGTTATTTTCAATGAAGGTGATGTTATCCCTTACCGTTCAGTAGCACAAAAATATGGTCAAAGACTTGTACATTGGTCTGATTGGTGTGACCCTAATGGTACTTTCTACATTGAATTGGATTTGACTCAACCTAATCCTGACTGTGTTGGTTGTCCTACATTTGATGGTTACATCGGTGCTGAATCAGGTACTACTTTCGCTGCAGATGATATCGCTTTCGTTTGGAGACGTTACGAAGACCTTGAGTATGAAACAGAAATGGGTGAAGTAACATTTACAATTGAGAAAATCAACGTAACTGTTAAACCTCGTAAACTTCGTGCTCGTTGGAGTCCTGAATTGGCTCAAGACGTTAATGCTTACCATAACATTGATGCTGAAGCTGAACTTACTGCTCTTCTTTCTGAGCAAATCGCTATGGAAATCGACCGTGAAATTCTTCGTGAATTGAAGCGTGGTGCAGCTTGGACTCTTCGTTGGGACTTCTTGGGATGGAAATACCAAGGTTCTCAAAAATACACTGAGAAAGAGTGGAAACAAACTCTTATCACTCGTATCAACCAACTTTCTGCTCAAATCCACAAATCTACTCTTCGTGGCGGTGCTAACTTCATCGTAGTTTCTACTGAGGTTTCTGCATTGTTCGATGACCTTGAAAACTTCATGGTTTCTAACGGTAACGTAGATGATGACAAGTACAACTTGGGTATGCGTAGAATCGGTACTTTGAGTGGTCGTTACACTGTATATGTTGACCCATATGCAAAAGCAGGTGACATTTTGATTGGTCACAAAGGAAATTCTATCCTTGACACAGGATACATCTATGCTCCTTAT